AAAGTAGAGGTGACGAAGCCGCGACGAGTAATCTGTTGAGTGCGACTTACGATTGGATCGTTGTGGACCAAATCGAAGATCCGGAAATAGTGCATAAAGATTTCCTTGATCTGATGGGGCGACTGAGAGGCTCCACTCCATACGTGGGCAACGATCCAACAATGCCTCACACGGGTCCGCGTATGATGATCTTAACTTGTAACCCAACACGCAATTGGGTCTACAAGAAATTGGTCCACCCGTTTCATGTTTTTAGGCAGACAGGTACAATCATGCCTGATCTGATAGTGCTGAAAGATAAACATGGAAAAGTTATATACGAAGATAGCAAACCTATTCTGCTTCTTGATATTGTTGAAGGTAGTACGTATGAAAATGCACATGTCCTTGAACCAGATGTTATTCAAGGGCTTGAGTCTACGTATACGGGACAGATGAAGGAGAGATTTCTATTAGGTCAGTGGGCAGCTTATGAAGGATTGGTATATCCACAGTACAATGACATCACGCACACGATTGAGCAGAAGGATATTATCAAGCTTTGGAGCAATCTTATCGATCGCGGCTTTATTATTCCTCTTGTTGATGGCTATGATTTCGGTATTGCTGTTCCTAGCTGCTATCTCATCGCCTTTGTAGATGAAGGTGGCAATGTGATTATTATGGATGGGTTCTATAAGAAGGAGATGGGCATTCTAGAGCAAGCGGATAAGATTAAGTTGATAAGGAACAAGTGGGGTCTACCGCAAGATCAACAGTGTTGGGCCGATCCGAATATCTTTAGGAGATATGGGAGTAGTTCAGGCAATATTAGTGAGACGGTTGCTACTCAATTTGCCAATCTTAATGTGCCGATGAGGAGAGGCAATAATGATGTACTCGGGGGGATTGTCAAAGTCGGGAGTTATTTATCTATTAGTAGGTTTCATCGTAATCCTTTTACTGGTGATTTTGGCTCTCCTCATATATTTATAAGCAGGGATTTAGATTGGTGGATTGATGAGATAGGTGGGTATTATTGGGACAAGGATACGAAGGGTGAGCGGGATGATCGGCCGAATGATCGTAATGATCATGCGATGGATACTACGAAGTATATGCTGACTAATTTGGATGCGATTGCGAGACCCGATCCGTACCATAATGCAGAACCGAAGTACTTGCAATGGATGGAAGGGGAGTATAAGGTGCATCAGAGTAAAAAGTGGCGCCACCGAAATGAAAAGGTGGCACAGATGAGCGAGATGTCACAGTGAGGATTACGTGGGAAGGTAATATTAAGGTGTGGGAGCGTCCTACTCTCACTGTGCAATGGGAACGTATCGGCGGCTTAAAGTATCGATACTGGCTCGTAAATAAGTATGTGAAGTGGGGACCATTCTATGGCTGAAGATCAAGAATATAATGCCATTAGTGAGAGTCTTGTTGAAGGTGGTATTGAGCCTGAGAAGAAGGCTGAAGCCTATACTCCATCTTATAAGATGATGGAAGATACGAAAATCCCTGTCTCGAAGCATATGGGGAAATTGTGGAAATCGAGGAGAGATCAGGCTAAATCTAAGTTGAAGAACGAAGGTATTGCGGATGCATGGGACGAATGTATTCGTTACTATAATAATGATCAGGCAACACAGAGTGGTGTATCAGGTAGCCCAAACACGTCAAGAATGGCGCGTAAGGGCACGGGAGTCAGTGATGAGCATATTGAGACAGAAAATGTCGTCTTCGCAAATACCACTGCGTTGGTCCCCGCGACATATGCTAAAAACCCCGACGTTGAACTCACCCCTAATGATAAAACGGACGAAGCGACTAGCTACTTCGCCACATGCGCGGAGAGGCTGGTCAATGTATTGTTCGCGAAGAAGATCGCTCCCGGTATCAATCTGAAGCCGAAGGCACGTAAATGTGTGATTATGTGTACGCTGACTAACGTGGCGTATCTTGAGATTGGTTGGACGGATAAGGAGGATAGTAGCGAGGCAATATTAACAGAGATTGGAGAACATGCGGAGCGGCTGGCTAAAGCGAAAGATATGCAGGAGATTGAAGAGATAGAGGGCGGTTTAAGTGCGTTAGAGGAAAAGGTTAGTGTATTAAGTCCTGCTGGGCCGTGGTGCAAGTTTAGACATCCGAAAGATGTACTGAGAGACCCATCGACCACCCTTAATGATTTGACTGATTGTAATTGGATAATGATCGCTGACTTTGTACCGACTAATCTGCTGAGGGCGGTATACTTTAAGAAGAATGAAGATAAGAATAGTGATGAGTGGGAATCAATATATAAGCCGACACATGTGCTTAATGCGAAATCACAAGGAGGGCACCTAGAGGACGAAGTTAATAGTTTCTCATTGCTATCGGATCATAAGGATTATCACGCATATGGGTATGATGATGAAGAGAGTTACACGAAGGCGCAATATACGAAAGTCTGGCGAGTCTACGATAAAGTTACGCGTAGGTTACTTTTGTTCCATGATGCCAATTGGTCATGGCCCATTTGGGTGTGGGATGATCCTTACAACCTCACAAACTTCTTCCCCGTCTATTGTTTGGAGTTTTATACCGATCCCGAGGGAGACTATGCTCGATCTGAGGTCATGTACTACCTCGATCAGCAAGACGCAATTAACGAAATCGCAAGTGAGCGTAGAAGGGCAATAGCATGGGCACGCAAGAACCTATTCTACGATATAGATGCGATAAAAGATCCTGCCGTTATTTCCGCGTTTCTGAATGGTGCAGAGAAGGGAGGTGCGGTCGGCGTGAAAGTGCCAGACGGCAAAAAGATGGCAGACTTAATATTTTCCGTGCCTCCACCTTCTGGTCAGTTCATGCAGCTATTCGACCCGCAGCCTTATTTGCAAGCTATCGACAGAGTGTCAAGCGTCACAAACGTAATGAGAGGAGTGGAGTATAAGACTAATACGACTAATAAGGCGATTGAGAGTTATGAGAGTCAATCGCAGACGAGGCTCGATGAAAAGATCGATATGATCGAAGACTTCATCGGGAATATAGGAGCGGGGTTGTTGGAGTTGTGTGTAAGTAAGATGACTGCTGATGTAGTTGCGGCATTGATAGATGATAAGTGTGGTGAGATATGGTCACAATTTACACCTATGACTCCTTCGGACTTACACTCCAAGTTTTCGGTAAGAATGGTAGGAGGTTCGGCACTAAAGCCTACAGCGAGAGCGAAAAAGGAAGAAGCTTTACAGATGGGACAAGTGCTCGGACAGTTCGGAAAAGCAGTCCCGGCAGCAGTACTAGTGTTGATGAAAGTGATGGAGAGAGCGTTTGATGAACTTGTAATTACCGAAGAAGATTGGAAGATGATTCATGCTTCAATTGAAAAACAACTTGCACCTGAACCTGAAGCTCCGCCAGAGCAACCCGGTGGTGACCAGATTGCCGAGATGGAGCAACTGTTCAATCAATTACCTCCGCAAGCGAAGAAAGCTGTCGGAGATGCTACAGCGAAGGGTGTACCCATCAGACAAGCGATGGAAGAGATAATGATGAGGGTACAGCAATCTAAACAGAATAGAGTTACGGAGATTAGCAATCAGCACGCAACTCCGAAGCAACCTAGTATAGCTAGAGGACAGCAAAATGGCGCCCCGCAGGGACTCCCTCAACAGTGAAGTAGATGACGAGTTGCTGGATAATGTACCCGGTCTTGCAGAAGAGACTGGAGCAGATGTGGAGGAAGATGATGTCGGAAGTGATACGAGTGGGTCCGATAATGTACAAGATGTACAAAGAAGTGCTGACCCAAATCAACAAAGACAAACAGATGACGCACAAGTCCGCTATGACCAAGCGGGAAACGTTATCGACGCACGCGGCAACATCATTGCGCCAGCGGGGCGTGGCAGAAGGCTGGATGAACAAAACAGGAGATATAAAGGATTACTTGAAGCCAAAGATAAGGAGCTACTGCAAGCAAAGATACAATTAGGTGAGGCTCAATACCTCAATGGTGCGCCGCGACAGCTAGGATTAAGTGCCGACGAGACCGCTGCCGCGCTTGACATGATGGCTCTCTTCAAGAATAATCCGGGCCAGCTAGTGCAGATCGTCCTAGCTGAAGCTCAAGCTAAAGGCGTAGACTTAAATAAATTACTCGGTCAGAACCTAGGTAGTGTTCAGACCGATGCCATTAAGAAGATGCTTGATGAGCGTTTTGCTCCTCTCGATAAAATGTCTAAAGAGAAGGCAGCAGAAGCAAAGCTCAACGAAGCAGTCTCTACACGATATAATACGTTCCTGACTAAATACCCTGACGCAGACCCGCATCAGGATGCTATTGCGAACTTGATGCGAACCCAAGGTATTAACGAGATAGAAAGTTACTTTAGGGTTCGAGAGTTCGCGCTTCGGAATGGGTTGGATTTTAACCAGCCTCTTGGTCCACAGCTTGTAGAGCGAATGAACCAACAGCCGAGGCAACAAGCATCTCGTCGTCGTCCAATCGTTAATGGTCGAGCACCAAGTAACGGGATGACAGAACGCAGGTCAGAGGTAGCTTCACCGGAGCGAAGTTACGCTTCGATTATCGATGAAGCACTCGCAGAAGCAGGGT